TGGGGCAAATGACTTTGAATACATTAGATTTGATAGTGACGACTGTATCAGATACATATACTTCATCGGTGGTTCAGCTCAAAACCATCTAAAAACATCTGCTTCATTTAGAGATACATCTGCTTGGTATCACATTCTTGTTCAACGAGATGGGTCAAGTTCTGAGATTTATGTTAACGGTGTTCAACAAGATTTACAGACTGAAACAAGGGCCAGCACAAACGGTTATTTTAATCACACAGTAGCGCATAATATAGGAAGGTTTGGGGGGTCTGGTCAACATTTCGATGGTTATATGGCAGAGGTCAATTTTATTGACGGAACTAGTCTAAGCCCTACTTCATTTGGCGAAACAAAAGCGGGTATTTGGATACCTAAAGATACATCTGGATTAACCTTTGGCACAAACGGTTTTCGTTTAACTTTTGCAGAAGCTGGAGACTTAGGTGCTAATAGTTCATATACAGTTAACGATATTTTTGGCGATTCATCTGCCATAGCTACTTATCTATTTGATGGAAGCATTGTTGACGCTGGCGGTAATTATAACGGCACAACAGCAAATGTTACATTTACAGACGGCATTGTTGGAACTCAAGCTGGTGTTTTCAATGGCACTAATGCTAAGTGGGAAGCAAACACTCACCTTCTAGGCGCACATGCTACTGATATAAGTGTTTCAATTTCTGGTTGGTTTCAGGTTTCATCAAATTTCCAGTATCTAATTACAGATGGAAATGCTGGCACGGGTGGTGGTTACTTTGCTGTTTACCCACAAGGAAGCGGTTATCTTGAGGTGGCTACTGGTCATGCCTCAAATGGAAATAATATTACAGTTACAGGCTCAGAAGTAGTAACAGATGGTGAATGGCATCATTTTGCATTTACGAAAACTGTCAGCAGCGGAACAGCCACAGGTAAGTTATGGGTAGACGGAAACTATGCAGGGTCAGACACAACAACAGACTCAACTGCTTACAGCAATGAGACTGCGTTTGCTTGGTTTGCATATGCAAATAGCTTCTATACCTGTGTATTAGACCAAATTAGAATATTTAACCGTGGGCTTACGGATGCAGAGGTTCAGCGATTAGCTGGAGGATATGGACTTGATTCGTCAGGTGGTGGAAATACTTTCACCCCTGCCAACTTGCAGTCTACGGATGTAGTTTTAGACAGTCCTACGAATAACTGGGCTACGATGAATCCTTTGGATGGTAATGGGCCAACCATATCAGAAGGCAATCTCAAAGTTTTTGGTGACACTAGCTATTCGGTGTTTGAGGGTTTTAAAGGTACTTTTCCTATGTCTTCAGGAAAGTGGTACTGGGAAGTTTACATAGATGTAGGTGGTTTTACGCAAACAGGAATAACAGCAACAACTAATACAGCAGTGATAAGTACAACTAATCTAAGTTATCACACTGATGCCATGACTTACGAGTCCAATGGCAAAAAAGCAATTGGTACAGGTGGCACTGGAACTGCACCATCTGGAAGGACAATATCAAATTATGGCAACAGCTATACAGATGGGGATATAATTGGGGTTGCTTTAGATTTAGATAGTTCAACAACAACTCTCACATTCTACAAAAATAATAGCAGTGAAGGGACAGCTTTTAGTTCGTTAGCGAGTGCTGAATATGTACCTGTTCATGCAGGTATTCAAAATAATTTTGGTATATTTAACTTTGGTCAGGACAGTTCTTTTGCTGGCACAAAAACAGCGCAGGGCA